TATTTAGAGTAGAGTTGTCCAACGGGCAGAAATCCGTGGCTATTGAACGCTAGAGGTATGCCCAAAAAAAGAGAGGTGCTTTTATGGTGGATACTGGAATCCTAAAAACAGGATGGCTTGAAGTGATCGCAGGCCCAATGTTCTCAGGTAAAACTGAGGAGATGATTAGGCGTATGCGGCGTGCCAAGATCGCTAAGCGTAAGCTATTAGTGTTCAAACCAGCTATGGACATCCGTTTCGCAGGGGAGATGGTAGTCTCGCATTCAAAAAATGAAGTGCCTGCTATACCTGTACAGAACGCTCAGGATATTTTAGATAAGGTGGGGCCAACTGCTGAAGTGATCGGCATTGATGAAGTCCAATTCTTTGGGCCAGAGATCGTGGATGTTTGTAGGGTTCTAGTAAAACGTGGGGTTCGTGTTATTGTTTCAGGATTAGACCTAGACTTTAAGGCTCAGCCTTTTGGGTCTATGTGTACGCTGCTTGCATTAGGAGATAGCGTAGACAAGCTCAATAGTGTTTGCTCAGTTTGTGGCAACCCTGCTACCAGGAGCCAGAGGCTTACAGATACAGAAGCAGTAGTGGAGTTGGGGGCTTCAGTCCAGTATGAAGCTCGTTGCCACGCTCACTATATTCAACCAGAAAATTGAGGGGCCCGTCCTCTTTGAAAGGATTTTTTCATGAAGATTGCTGTATGTTCAGATACCCACATTGAGTTTCATGCTGATGAGGGGAAGTCTTGGCTTAAGACACTGCCTGAAGCAGACGCCTTGATTATTGCGGGTGACTTGATTCCTTGGAGCAGTTGGGACTTGCTGCTTAAGACACTAAGCATCTTGTCCAGTCGTTATCAAAAGATTTTCTATGTGCTTGGTAATCACGAATACTACCATTGCTCAGTGGACCAGATTGAAAATGCCCGGGACTTCTTAAAACAAAAGTTCCCCAAGGTGCACTGCTTAGAAAATGAAAAAGTAGAATGGGAAGGTGTTCAGATCATCGGAGCCACCCTTTGGTTTCCACAGAATGATCTAATCCTCAAATTGCTAAATGACTTTCGCATGATTAAAGGGTTTACTCCGTGGGTGTATGAGCAGCACGCAAAAACAATAGCCTTCCTAGAAAGTTCTATCCAAGATAAGACTATTGTGGTGACTCACCACGCCCCCAGCTTTAACAGTATTTCAGAACCTTATAGGGGGTCTGCTTTTAATCACTTCTTTATGGTGGACCTGGAGAAAATGATTGAGAGGAAGAAACCTGCTTTCTGGATTCATGGGCATATGCACAGTCCTAGTGATTATATGCTAGGTGATACCCGTGTTATCTGCAACCCGTTAGGCTACCCCAGAGAAGAAGTAGACTATATAGAGGACCTCTGTTTAACGCTCTAGAGGATATCCCCCCCGTTTTAAAAGCACATCAAAAGCTGAAAAAGGCTGCCACAGGAATCCGAATCCGTAGTAAAATAGGCAGGTTGCTGCAAAGCTGTAAGTGGAGACATGCTCAATCTGTTAACCCAGCCCTGAGCAACCCAGAACAACCCCCCCCGTTGAGTTTTAAGGCGTTTCAGCCATAGGAAGGACTTAATCAGACACAATGTCCATTCTGACAGGCTTAAGCAGACTCTCTGGATGTAAAAAAGATATGTTTCTTGGGGTGCACCCGAGAATCCAAATCCTTAATGGCATAAGGGGATTTCAAACGGGTCTTAAAGGGACGGTTGTTTTATATAGTGCGGCGATGGTCATTCAGGAAGATGTCTACAGGGGTGACTTCTTCAATGCGGCGGGCAAGGTCTCCTATAACCGATGATCTGGAAGCCTTAGTATCTCTATCATCGTTCCAGGGAAGGTCAAGAATTATAACACCTTGCTGTCTCAGGGTGTCTACCATATAGTCTATCTCACGGTCCAGGGTCCGCAAGTAGTCCAGGGCTACCACACTCTCACAAGCACGTCCTGGTTCACGTCCTATACGTCGCTGAATTCTCTTCTGTGCTACTTCAGGTGTGACCTGAACGCGAACACAAACAGTAGGGTGGAGAACACTTGCAGTCATATTTTTATAGAGAGTGACATAGGTATCAAACTCCCGCTGGGTCATAGTGCCTGTTTTCAGTTGGAGGCGAGCAAAGGCTGTATCTCCAAAATAGCTACGGTCCATAACAGCGTGTCCTTGACCTTGCATAGCATACCACTGAGCATTGAGGTGCATTCTATAGCGAAGGGACAGCAAGTGGCATTGCATTGTAAAAGCATACCGGGGCATATCAGCATAGAAATCAGCTAGATAGGGATTGGCATTATCCTTTTCGTCCGGTTCAGTGAGTATCAGGGTTGTCTCTCCTAGAGCATGTCCTAATTCACGGGCCAATGTAGTTTTCCCGCCAGAAATCAACCCTTCAACGACCACAACTTTCTTCATACGTTCCTCCAATAAGTCAAAAAAGCCCAACTAAAGGTGTGCCAAAATGCTTGGTACAACCCATCTGGATAATGTTACCATTGATTGATTACAATAAACTTGCCTTCGGTAATGGAATGCAAGTTTATTTCCTCCAACACAATGTTACCCAATATTTTCGGAGTCGGACCTAAAAAAACCCTAACTACTCTAAGGAAGGCTTTGGAATAAACAGAAAAAGGATCATTGATGACGGTTTTAGAGTAGTGTGTTTTAGAGAGACACTTGAAAGGCTTAGAGATTAAACAGAATAAATAAAAAAGGAGGTGTACAAAATATTTTTTCTGGATCTTAGTCCGGTAGAGTGGTTTTGATAAAGCGTTTATAGAACGTTTTGATTGTGTGTCCTTTGTTTTTGTAAAAGGGCAGGATCATTGAAAAATGGGTATTTAATTTACCCCCTTATCGGGGAATGGAGGTTTCATGAGACTCTGGATTATGGCATTTTTGCTGGTCTGTTTCAGCCTTACAGGCTGTGACTTTGGCTCAACCAATACTAAGGGAGACAATCCTGAAGCTATTGAAAACAACCAGAATCAGATCGATTTTGGGGATGACAAGATAGACGAAAAGATAGACGAAAAGAAACCTGTGGATGAGAAAACAGCCAAATTGGATAAGCTGGCTGAAATCGATCTCATGATGCCTCACGCCATTGGCCTCTGGGATGATTCTCAAATTGTTACAGAAGACCAGTTGAGTGATGAAGAAAAAGTGAGAGTGGATCTGCTCAGGGACACAATTTTTCAAGGTCTTGGAGTAGGCGGGACCCGTTATCTGGAAGCAGTATCTCTAGCTCTCCAGAATCAGGGCCTAGTTGATGATTATGAAGCTGTTGTAGAAGGTGAAGGGTTTTTAGATAATTTTGCAGAAGAACCCGATGAGTGCCCCTTTGTAAGATATTATGATAATGGTTTTGTTCCTACTGGTGCTGCTTGTGAATATTTGGTAGATAATGCTATTGCGGAAGTTTATTCTGAGATCACTCAGGTCCTTGACAATGAGGAACTGAATCCTGCCATTGATAAATCGGGCGTTGTTACTCACGAAGAGGCTCGTTTCTGGCTTGAGCAGGGTGCAATCAGCGGCATCGAAGAAAACCGTGTGAAGGTAAGAGCTGATATGAAGAAGCGTGGGATCTGTTCTAAGAAGCCTACTCCCATTGAAAGCTCAAAGGAGACAGGCGTTCTGGTTGGACGGCAGCTCTTTGCAGAACATTTTAACAAATGGCTGAAGGCAAATGGTCATATAGCAGACTACCCTAAAATGTCCAAACCAATTCAGGTTTGCAATGCTGACCAGACTATGCTTGAACCTGCACACAAAGCAGCACTCAAGGCAATAGCCTCTATTACCCAGACTAGACCTCTCTGCCCCGGATACGAGCCCAGCAACGGCGAAGACAACCTTAAGTTTGCTCAGGCCAAAGCTGATTATAAGAAGGGTGTAGGGGCTGGTGTAACAGGCGAGTTCTCTAAAGCTGCAGTCAAGGTCTTCAAAGTGATCCCATGCAATGTGGGGGATCCCCTCGTGCTTGATCTGGATGGAAATGGCATTGAGCTTTTCCCTATTTATAAAGGAGTGAACTTTGATCTCTGGGGTACAGGTAAAACCCAGGCTGTATCATGGGTCGGCCCTAATGATGGTTTCCTTGTACGTGACCTAAATAATGATGGTCTCATTACAAGCGGTACTGAAATGTTTGGAAATATCAATGATAACTTTGAAGATGGCTTTGCTCAGTTGGCTTCCCTTGACGCTAATAAGGACAGCTTGATTGATGCAAAAGACCCCGGTTTTGCAGCCCTTCAGATTTGGAAGGATGCAAACAGCAACGGGAAAACCGAAGTTGGTGAGCTACTAAGCCTCAAATCTATGCTTCTGGCCTCTATACCCACCAAAGCAGAATGTAGTCGTATAATTATAAAAGACAGCTACATCCCAAAATTGGTATGGGTAAAGATCAAAGGAGAAAAAGCTATACTGGGTGATGCGTTCCTTCGTACTGCCCCCTACCCAAGTCTTGTTACTGGCCGCTAGAACTATTTAATCCCACCCACAATTAAAAGCTTCTTCTGGGCTACTTTTTAGAGTAGAGTGGCCCAGGAGGATTTTTTATGCTTTATGAATTTGCAATCGGAGACGCTTACGGTGCGGGTTTTGAAATGGCCCCTGCTGAGTTTGTTGTCACATACAACAATCCTGAGCTGGGTTATGTCAAGCATCCTACACACAACATTAAACCTGGTGCTTACACGGACGACACTCAAATGTCTTTAGGCTTAGCAGAATGGCTGCTGTCAAAGGAACTAAAGACTTCGGTGCAACTAGCTCGCAGCTTTGTAAGTGCCTTTAAGAGAGATCCTCGGGAAGGCTATGCTGCTTTTTTCTATGACCTGCTTTGTAAAGTAGAGAATGGAACCCAGATGTTACAACAAATTGTACCAGGGAGCAAACGTTCCGGCGGTGCTATGAGAGCAACCCCCTGTGGCTTGTGCAAAACGCTTGAAGAGGCTATCAACTTAGCCATGTTCCAAGCAAGCCTCACTCATGCTACTCAAAGTGGCATGGCTTCTGCAGCCGCCGTAGCAGCTTTGGTTTGGTATTGCAGGAATACAAAGAAACCCAATTTAGCAAAGCTACCTACATTCCTACAGAAGCATTTGCCACAAGTAGATTGGAAGGCCCCGGTTCAAACTACAATTCCCAACGATGGGGTGCAGGTGGTTTTGGCTGTGCTGCAGGTACTTAGTGATTCAGCCTCCATGGAGGAGGTACTGAAAAACAGTGTGGCCTTTACAGGGGACGTGGATACTGTGGCAGCAATAGCTATGGCAGTAGCATCCTTCTGCCATAGCATCCAACAGGACATCCCGGAAGTCTTGGTAGACGGGATAGAAGACGGTGCTTTTGGCAGTGCTTACTTGAAGAAACTGGATAGAGATCTTGAAAAGGCATTCCCAGTCTAATCGTTTTCTAGTCTATAGTCCCGACTTTGATAGGTGGGTTTCCAAACCACTCCATTTATAAGGAGGGTTCTACAATGCTCAAAACAGCTTCTCAAGAAAAACTTATCAGTCTTGCAGCTAGCCTGCACGCTTTACAGTTACTGCATAAGATGGGCCATTGGCGTACTACCGGGGAAACCTTTTATGCTGATCATCAGTTATTTAATAGATTGACAGACGAGTACAATGAAGACCTCTTGATTGAGAAAATCATAAGCAAGTCTGGACCAGATATTTTGCAAGCAGGAACATATGCCAAACAGATTGCAGATCTACTCAAACGATGGGACAAACCTGCTGTGAGCCTATTGCAGAAAAGCTTTCTTGCTGAGACGGAGTTTCTTAAAGCCTTAGATTCTACCATAAATATACTAGAGGCTTCTGGTGAACTGCCTACAGGACTTGCAAACTTTCTTCAAGGCGTGTCTGATGATCATGATAGAGTAATCTATCTGTTAAAGCAAAGGCTAACTCCAAGCAAAACAGCTTCTATTCGTGTTGCTTCTAGATTCTTGGTTTCAAAATGAGAACAGTTCAAAACTTGATTCGGCAGCCCTGGGTGGGAAGTCTCTTTGCGGTTTTAGTGGCACTCTTTTTCATAATGATCTTGGGAGCAAAAATCTATTCTACAACTGCTTATGAGTGTGTAGGAGCTGCAACACAAGGTGTTACTGCTCCTGGCCCCAAGCGTGAATATCAGCACCCTTCCCCACTAGATATTGGACTACTTCAAGACGCCCTTCACGAGTAGCCTCTCTAAGAGCATCCTCCTCCCAAGCGCTAACAAAATCCGCAAACTCTGAATCCAAAAAGAGCGTGATCTGAAGTGTATCCAGATCAAAGTCTTCTTTAACTACCTCTTTGAGCACCTTTGCAAAGGCAGCCATTGGGCAGCCATAAATACCACATGAAATGGCTGGCATTGCAAGGCTACGCAAGCCTAAGTCTTGGGCTTCACGCAGGCAGTTTTGCAGACAGCTTTTCAGCATACTTCTTGCCATTGATTCAGTACCCTTTAACTCTCCTACAAACAAAACCTCTCTACCGGCAGGAAAGATAGGCCCTACTGTGTGCAGGATGTATTTGACGGGGATGTTGAATGCGGGGGTTACTACGACTCCCCCAATACAGCAACGCCCCCCAGAGGCCATTACCGGCTTTTCTTCACAAGCCTGCAAAAGTTCAATACCTGCAGCCCTGTGGATACACCCGTCAACGCCGCCGCCGCCCAATAGGGATGGGTTAGCTGCATTGACAAGCCCCTCCATTGCGGTTTTTGTTATATCCCCCTGTACGAATTCTACTTTCATGGTTATCTCCTTTATTTAACAACCTTTCACATACACTACTTCAAAGTCCAAACGGATGATCCTATTTTTTTGATTCTTTATCCAAAAAGTCTAGCTGCTCTTTCAGGGACGCCTCTAGCCGCAGATCTATCCAAACATTATCTTTAGTACAGGCTCCCATAATCTTGAAGGGTACCTTGCTAGTGGATGTTGCAAAAACTATGGATTGATCTTTTTCAGCTTGTAAACGGTACGCAGTCCAACAGCCAGGTGCATCACCCCGGGTTATGAAGTGTGTGATTGCAATTTGTTTGTCTGTAGAACAGCATAAACAAACAACACCGTTCACAGAGGTCCAAGCAAGTTTTTTTATGGTGCGTGTCCTTGCCTGTTCAAGGTATTCAAGAAAAGAGATGCCCAAGAACATAGCCCTAAACCAAGTGAATAGTGCTAGTGGCCATGTCAGTATCCAGACACCATAAGCAATAACTGCCTGTTTGGGTGTTTTCTTTGGGGGCTTCTCTTTAGACTCAGCCCAAGGGAAGCCCCGAAGCATGGCTGTCAGGGCTTCCGTTAGGATAAGAAAGCATGTGAAAAGAATGCCGGTTATTATGTAAGCAGTAAGGTATCTCATTAAACAGCCTGACTCAGGGTGTTTACAATCGCGTCAGTTACCAGGAAGCCTTTCTTAGTGGCTTCTACTTCTGCGGTGCCGCCAGCTCTCAGAATCCAATTCTGTCCTGGTTCAAGGCGGTAAGATACATACCTGCTAACGGGCAGGGTTTCTCTCAGTGCGTTTTTGGCAATGGTCTTTGATTTTGACTTGGGTGCCGGGGCGGAGCCATTGGCAGCCGGTGTCAGCACTTCAGACCAGATTCTCAAACCCTGCAGGTAAATGGTGCCGTCAAGAGGTGCCTTGGGATCCTGTGTACAAGCCCTGCATTTGCATTTAGGCTGGCCTGTACATTTATAAACCCTGCTGCCTCTAACAGAGGAGCCGTCTACTACCAGTGAATCATATACATGGTCTGTAGTGGCTTCATTTGTGCCGTCCAGACTTGACTGAAAACTGGCTTCCAGTTCGCCCCTTGCTACTTTCACGTCCTCTTCTGTAATTGTAAGGCCTTTTGAGGCTGCACTGGCAATCACAGAGGCTGTAGTTACGGAGGGTAACTTGGCCAGTGACTTCTTTACAAGGTTCTCATAAGAGAACCCCGTGACTACAACTGTGTGTATGGTATCATCGCCGTATCTCTGGCCGCCCCTTACAACACCCTGCTTAGTGGTAAAAAGGCCGGTGAAGGTGGCTCCGCCGGATTTCTGAAGAAGTGCTGCTACCAGTTTGCTGTTTGAGTTGGTTTCCATTTTTTCTCTCCTTGTTAAAGGGTCATCTGCCCTTGTTACATATACACTACTTCAAAGTGCTGATGGATGATCCAAGAAAGTTTGAATCCTGAAAATGCCGTTGTTTTCCCTATAGACTGAGTTTTATTGCAGACTCTTTTACGAGGATTCAGAATGTTTCAAAAAGATGCAGACAGAGTTTCCATTACAAATATAGTAGACCGGTATTAGGGCTCCTAAGAAGTGGAAAAAAGCCATTGATGAGCTTCTCAAAGAAGCTAGAAAGGCAGGCATTTACCTTTAGGCATATCGGGTCTCTAGAATAATGGTGTCACCGTGCCGCCAAGTACCATCCTCCCATTCATCAAGATCCGGCTGATCTTCATGAACTTCGTGACACATGGTAATGAAGTCATCTACCGAATTGTAAGGCTCCATGCCACATTGGTCCCAGGAGCCGTCTACACAGAACAGCTTCTTTTCAGCCACTTGGTAAAGGGGCTCTTTGTCATAATCCAGAATGCTGCCATCATCCTCTATATAGAGACCTGAATAGTGACTGTCCGGGGCACCTTCGTCAATAAGGTCCCTAAGCAGCGCATCAATGACGGTGTCTTTATCACAGACATCAGCATCACCCTGAGAAATATCAAGCCATTTTTCCTCGCTCAATATATGCTTGTACAGATCCCCAAAGGTGGCTGTCCCTACCCATTCCATAGGCACTTCAGACCAATCAGGGACTTTTACCCAGCCATCCCGGATCTCATCTGCGTAAGCCCGCTGAATCACATCCAAGCAGTAGTCACAAACAGTCATTGTAGTCCAAAAGCCGGTTCTGTCACGGGCAATCTCAGCTGTCTCCTGCAAATAGTCAGGGACAAACATGACTTTGTTGTTGTCGTCTTCCAGTTCATACTGGCAGTCTTCCGCTAAAAGCTGGCCGCATTCACAAAGTTTCATGTCAAGCTCCTTTCTCTATAATGTTATAAATCCCTCTCACAGACACACTACTCTGAATCCACTTTGGATGATCCAAGGTATATTAATTTCAGAGCTTAGATTGGGGGGTGTTAATGATTGACCAGTGGGAAGTACGTTGCTGTAACTGTCTGGACCTGTTAAAGGGAATGCCGGACAACAGCATTGATTCAATAGTGACAGATCCGCCTTACGGCCTAGCCTTTATGGGCAAGAAATGGGATTATGATGTGCCTTCAGTTGAGATCTGGCAAGAATGTCTAAGGGTCTTAAAACCGGGGGGGTACTTGTTAGCTTTTGCGGGGACACGAACACAGCACCGGATGGCCTGTAGGATTGAGGATGCGGGTTTTGAGATCCGTGATATGATCGCTTGGGTTTATGGGAGCGGATTCCCCAAAGGAGTGGATATCAGCAAGGCAATAGATAAGGCTGCAGGGGCGGAGAGGGAAGACCTTGGGAAGCACCCAAACTGGAGGGATGCTAAATATACAAATGGTCAGAGCATGGGTAATCTTACCAACGAGGCAAGTTTAACCGTCCCAGCCACAGAAGAAGCAATCCAATGGGATGGATGGAACACTTCTCTCAAACCCGCTTTTGAGCCCATTACAGTAGCAAGAAAACCATTCAGTGGAACAGTAACTGCTAATGTATTAAAATATGGAACAGGTGCTGTAAACATTGATGGCTGTAGGGTGGGCTTCACTGGTGCGGGGGATGGTGAGTGGGCTTCTACCCCCGGCCCCGGCCATAATGGGGCGGCTAAAGGACAGGGCTCAGCGTATGGGGGCAACGGGGATGCTAAAGACAATATTAGATATAATAGCACAGGCCGCTTTCCAGCAAACTTTATACATGATGGCAGCGAAGAAGTGTTGTGTTTGTTCCCTGGAACAAAATCAGGAGATCTGACAGGTAACACAACTCAGGTACATGATGGTTTTGAGAAACTGGCTTTTGCAAGAAAACAAACAACGTCCATGTTTAGAAAGGGTGACTCAGGATCTGCAGCCCGCTTTTTCTATTGCGCTAAGGTGTGTAAAAAAGAACGCACTGAGGGGCTTACAGAGCCAAACAACCACCCCACTGTCAAACCTACAGAACTTATGAGGTACCTCTGCCGTTTAGTAACACCTCCGGGCGGCACCATATTAGATCCCTTTACAGGTTCCGGTTCTACGGGGCGTGGTGCAATCCTAGAAGGCTTCAAGTTTATAGGGGCTGAGTTAGACCCAGACTATGCTACTGTTGCAAGGCTCCGCATTCAGGCGGCTGTTAAAGAGGTTACCGCCGCTGAGACAGACCCCCCCCTATGGGCTTTATCCAAAGAGTTTTCTGAATAAAAACCAACAGCTGGATCATCCAAAACCAATCTTGAGTAGTGTGTTCGTAACTGATGGCTCAATAAAAGCCATATAAGAAACTGTTGTTTGTTTTTTCTTTAAGAAGGGGACTGAAATGAACGATTTAAGAGATCTTGCGGGGGACCTTCAGGACCGAAATCTAAGGTGTGCAGAAAACCGCCGTGAGTTTGTCTATCAAGATCCTGATTCCGAACAGTGGTTTGTTGGAGATGAAGAGGACGCTGAAGCCCTCTTAGATGGGTTGCACGGCCTAAGCCTGAAAACCAGAAAGGGAGCCTTAATATTTGAAGACTGGCATCTTAATGCTGAATTGGTTCTGGCTTCCGGGCTGCTCGACTCTGAAAACCAGATATCGGACACAGACTGGTTTGTAACCAATTGGTACCCAACGGATGAAACTCTGGGGGCTACAGCATGGTCTGATGGGGGCCGCTTGATAGAGTTCCACTATTGGTTGTGTAAAAACAGAAACCATGACCCCTTGGTTGTAAGCTATATCCGCAATGGAAAGCTTTATATTGAAGGCATTGACACACCGGTTCTAGTTCAAGAACCACCATCAAAATAGCAAAACAAACCCCAACACTTTCGTTAGCCTTTCAATAAACCACTTGTTATAGAACTGCCATCTTAATAAATGGCTCCTCAGGAGGTTTACATGGATCCTAAAATAATCGGTCGCCCCACATCACCTTTGCAGATGGACTCCTATAGTCCTTACTTGAAAACCTTTAATCAGGTTGAGTTTTCAGAGCTATCCAAGCTCTATCAAGAAGGCAAGCTAGGAGAAGAAGTGTTTTTGGCAGCAGCACTACAGAAAAAAGGCTCCCGGGTAGCTATGGGCTTGATAGAAGCTTCTACCCAGAATCTCAGAGACGAACTGGACACCTTTAAACTAGCGGCTGCAACCTTCCCACAAACCACACATGCTCAGTGGGCTTCCCTGACTTGTATGGAGAAGTATGCAGTAGCACTTAAGATTGCACATCAGCCACTTCTAAAAGCCCGTGGGCTTGATAAAGGCACTGTTAGAAATGGCCATGCTTTTATGGTCTATAAAGTAGATCCCAATTCACATAACTCTAAGTTCTATGAGGGTCTTATAGTTGATGATGAAGGCGGCTACAGAGTTATTCGTCGCTGGGGTGCACTTACAGATTCAGGTGAGACAGGCCGTGTTGACGGTGGTAAGTTTGACCAGGACCCCCGTTTTGTTTTTGAAGACGCCTACTCTGCCTCAAAAGAACTTAACAAACATTTGAGGAACAGGTTGAACCACGGCTATGTAAGTGCTTTTGACAATAAGCACAGGACTCCAGATGGAAAAGCCCTTCCTATGGGCCAGTACCCAGTGGGCTTGACCCGAGAAGTTGGCTTTGGATGGGGCACACAATCTGTAACATTTTGTATCCCAGGGCTGCGACAATTAGAAGTAGCACTACAAGAAGCCCGTGAAGAGATTGCTGATACAGGCAGATCTGAAGCTGTTAAAGAGCACCTTCTGGAAGCACAGAACCTAATCAGGAACGTAGCACACGCAGACAGCACCATGGGACAGAAGCTAATGCGGGCTATGGGCAAACCCTTCCGTAGGGTTAACGAATCCCCAAGGTTTTTGCCTGATGCCGATGGTAGGAAGCTTTCATTAGAACTGCAGACTATTATTCGTTATATAGTAAAGCAACTATCCCTGTGCAGAGAGGTTGGTTAATGACAGCAGGTGAAGCCATTAAAGTTCTTATTGTCGAAGATGACCCTGATGATGCAGGGATGATCATGGACAAGCTTGGGGAATCTGAGCGGGATGATTTTCTTGTTGAGGTTGCTTACAATGCTAAAGACGGACTTGCTTTTATAGAAAAACAAAACTTTGATGTGGTTTTATTGGACTACCGGCTTCCTGACACTGATGGCCTGAGTTTTCTTGCAGACCTTAGAGAATCCAATTTTCAGATTCCTGTAGTTCTAATTACCAATTACAGAGATAAAGACCTACAACTCAGGGCGGAAGAAGCCGGAGCAGTCCGTGTTTTAGAAAAAGGCAGCTTTACTACTGAAATGTTAGAGCTAACTTGTCGTTATGCTGTAGACCTCGATACTTTGAAGTTAGGTGGTGCTGGGTCTGAAGTATTAGTAGACCAGATTCTCGCTGTGACTCGTACTGCTGTCACAGCTCAAACGGAAGTTAATAATTGCATGCAGCAGTTACAGACAGGACTTGTAGGCGTACAAATCGCAATACAAAACCTGCAAGAGTTTCTCAAGCAGAAAAAACCCAATAAATTACAATGGATATTAAGTTGGACGCTTGGCCACCCCCTGGCTGCAATTATCATCTTTATTTGCGGGCTTCTGTCTGTATTTGTTGTTGGAACACTGGAAACAGAAAAACTACAACAAATCTGGACGATCCTGTTTAAGGGGTGATATGGATACTACGATTCTAGAATATCTGAACTGTGTAGCCATCATTGTCTCTGAAGACAGTATAATTCAAGCAAATAATAAAGCTTTTGGGTTTTTTGGCACTGACATCGTAGGAAAACCTCTTAACCAAGTCTTTCCTGAGCTAGGCAGCCTGCAAACCTCAAAACAAACAATTTCCGAGTACAAAGTCAAAACTCTAGCGGGAAAGACTCTTTGGGGGGAGGTTCATACAACACCAATCCCAGAAGATCAAACAATGGTTACTTTCTGTGATCACACCCATGTTATTGAAGCACACAACACCTTAACTGACAGATACCGCTCCTTAGTGTATGCTATCCCTGATATGCTTCATATTTTGAGTGCTGACGGATGTTTCCTAGACTCACACCCGGGACAGATAGATCCTTTTCTACCTATAGCTGCTTTTTTAGGGAAAACTGTTTATGAAGTGTTTCCTAAGTCTTTTGCAGATGAAATAATGCTACGGATCTCATTAGTAAATAAAACAGGCAAACCTCAAGAATGGGACTACCAGTTGCCTGATAATTCCAAACAATACTTTGAAGCTCGGTTACTACGGATACACATGACGCAAACGGACAACAGCTCTGAAGTCCTGGCTATCATACGTGATATTACTGACAAAAAAGAGCTTGAGCAACGTCTGCTGATTTCTGAAGATAGGTTTAGACTGGCTTTTGATGCTGCTCCCAATCCTAAAGCACTGGCCAGTACAGAGGGCTGCTTTTTACGTGTGAATAGTGCTATTTGTAAAATGTTCGGCTATACTCGGCATGAACTACTTAAGATGAACATGTCAGACGTAACCTACTCTGAAGATATAGATACTAGTAGTAATTGGATCACAGCAATGCTGGAACTCCCCACACCATCCGTACAACGTCTAGTGAAAAGATACGTCCACAAAGACGGACATGTGGTTTATGGTGAGATTTCTATTGTGTTAATTCGGGACTCTGAAAACACACCCCAATACTTCATTGCTCAGATTAGGGACATCACAGCCCTAAAACAAACCCAAGAGGATTTGGAGTTTCTGGTACAGCAAAGAACTAAAGAACTACAAGAATCTAATCAAGCGTTAGAATCCTTTGCTTATGCGGCCTCTCACGATCTCAGGGAACCTCTAAACAAAATCATCTCCTTTGGGACACGGCTAACTGAAAAGTATGAACCACAGCTTGATGATAAAGGGAAACACTATCTGGATGTCATGCAGGTTGCTGCTTCCAGGATGCGTTTGTTAATTGATGATATTCTAAGCTACGCTAAAATTGGACAGTCTGATTCACCCCCTGTATGTGCGGACCCCACGCAGATAATGCAAGAGGCTGCAGCAGACCTAGAAGTACAGATTCTTAACGCCCAGGCTGAGATACAAATAGGTGCAATACCTTCTGTCATAGGACACCCCCGGCGGCTTCGCCAGATGTTCCAAAACATACTTTCAAATGCAATTAAGTTTCACAAACCAGATACAAGCCCTCTTATCGTAATCTCTAGTTCTGTAGAGGATGACTTTGTGGTTATCAATGTAACAGATAATGGGATTGGTTTTGACCCTCAGTATAGACAAAAGATTTTCCAGACATTTACCAGGCTACACACTCGCTTTGAGTATCCCGGTACAGGTCTCGGGTTAGCTATGTGTAGGCGTATCGCAGCACTACATAACGGCTCCATTGAAGCAGATAGTACTCCTGAACACGGCACGACTGTAACAATCAAGCTCCCAATCACACAAGGACACTCTGATGAACGATCAACTTCACATTCTATTTGCTGACGATGACAACGACGACTGGTTTTTATTGCAGGATATGCTAGAAGACAGCCCCCTAAATGAATCCCTATTTTTGGAAAGGGTTACTGATGGGGTCTATTTAATGGAACGCTTACAGGATCTCTCCAAAGAGCTTCCTGACATCCTTTTACTAGACCTCAAAATGCCCCGTAAGGATGGCCTTGAAGCTTTGGGGGATATAAGACAAGACGCAAGACTACAAACGCTTCCTGTTATCATCCTGACAACTTCTGAAGCAGAATCAGACATTTTAAAGTCTTATACCACAGGGGCAAACAGCTATATTGTAAAGGCACCTGGAGTGGCTGGGGCACCCAAAGACCTCTTGTCGGATATCCGACACTATTGGATGGATATCTGTAAACTGCCTCCCAAAGTAGCCTGCCTGTAAACACCAACCTTCAACTTTTTTTAAGTTTCGTGCAGAAAGCTTAGTCTCTCCGGCTCAGGTTCCGGCTCTGTGTTTAGAGTCAATTCGTAAAACCAATACGGGGCTATAGTAAAGTCCCCATGTTTTACCCACCAAGCCCCGGGCTGATCTTTAAGCGGCCCCCATACAGACCCGGAACCCTTTTGCCGATTTCTCAGATAATCAGGGTGTGCCAAAATCCTAGACTTGGCTTCCGGGTCTGTAAGGACCCGTACTTTGGGTGCTACTGCTAGACTATTCACAGAAGTTACAGTCCCCTGAGTGCTTCCCATGGGATACAGAGCAGAACTCTTCGCCCCTGAAGTTACGGGGCCAATCTCCTTGTTTGGCCAGTCTCTTCTCACATTTGGAACAGATGTCTTTGGTCTCGCCGTTTGGGGCTTTCCAAGTGATAACCTTTTTCATTTGTCTCTCCTATCAGTTAAAACACTATTGTCAGTAAACACAACGGGTTTACAACAAAAAAACCATACCATTAAAGCACAAGCTAGAAAAAGAGGTGATGTGACAAGAACAGAGATAACAAGAAGGCTGCTAACAAGAACGGCTACAATAAGAATTTGGGTAAAAAGTTTCATGTTTTGTTCCTCCTATACACACTACTTGAAAGTGTCGGAGGATGATCCAAGAATTAATAGATAGCCATTGAAATGCCTGTCCAGGGTCCAGACCTTACAAACATCATCCCGTCTGAACTGTATAGATCTAAAATCCAATCCCCAGAAACCTTTGGCAGATTCAACAAGAACTTACTGTTGGCTTTGTATGCAACACCAGGTTCAAGAGCCAAGCCCGGGACTGGAATCTCCCACTCAATAGTATTTGTTTGATATCTCACACAGCCTTCTATTAACTGTATTGCAGGTTCGTACTTATCTTTAGGCATCTTTTTGATCTGCTTCAAAAGCTCCGCACCGATAGCTACTTGATTGTAAGGGTTGCCGGGGGCCGTAATCTTAGTGGTGTCAGGATAGTCCCCCACAGGGTAGCTCAATATGGTGACTTCATAAGGATGGCAGTCAATTGATGTGGCAATCATTTGGCTGCCGGTAAACTTTACCTTGATGGGCTGGTCAACAGAAAGCATTGCTGCTATACGGAAAAACAGCTTAGAGACAGCAACTCTTACTTCTGCAGTAGCATCCTTAGCGTAATATACCGGGACTGTTTGTAGAGGGCCCTTAGCTGTTGGATTGTCGTGCCTGAGCAGGTTGTGGCCCTCTGTGGCTACTAGAAAGCCGTCATCTATACAATAGCAGCTTGCCCAAGGTCTAGCCGCGTCATGCACGGCAAACGGGACAAAAGCTTTAATAACCTCAGGTGTAATAGTGATTACGTCTTGACAATCAGTTATGGGCTCTTGTCCTACCCTGAGTACTTTATCAAGGGGTACGGTCTCCATCTTGATATTATCTGCTATGAGATAACCATCATCCCAGGAGAGGGTGTTAAACTGTTTGGGGACTGTCATAATCGGTACAGTGCCGCCACCACCAAAATCTTCCGGGCACTTGATAAACACTTTGACAGTATCACCGCCACCTGTGGCCGTGATTGTGTTGCCGTAACACTGGACGTTGGAAAGTATGTCGTTTTTCCTGTCCGGGTACAAACCTTTGTTAAGGGCTTGGAAAATTTCAGAGAGTTTCCAAGTGTGAGTTGTTTGGGTGTTTAGAAAATCAAAAGCATCCATAGAGTAATCTCCTTCTGTTATAATCTCACTCTACTCCAAAACTGGGATTACAAACACAGGTCAAACCAGAAAGGTAGGGGTGGCTGTGCCTTAACTGGCACAGAAAGCTCAAATTATTTAGGGAGATCCTTAAATGACAACACAGGCACAAAAAATAGCACAGAGATATATGCTGTCACACTCCAAAGAGACACAAGTCTATTATGACTTAGCAAAAGCAATAGATCGCCATCCCCAAGTAAAGGCAATTGCACACGGGGATGTTTGGGCAGAGGGGCCAGTTGTTCGAGGATCCCTTTATGTGTATGTTGATCCCTATTTGGGGGGAAAAGCAGGAAGGGTCTTACAGAAAGAACTGCAAAAGTGGGAAAAGAAAGCCTATTCTATTAATGTAACAACTCCACGTCAAAACCACCCAAAACGTATTCCTAAGTGGGTGCCTGCATCACCAGAAGACCTTCGGCAATTCTATCGCACAACACCTTATTTGATAGATTTGGTGTTGTATCATGATCCTTCAAATTGGAAATAACCGTTCCAAAGCCGTGCTTACCTATAGTTCTGTGCTTCCCTGCCATAGAAATCAGAGTCGCGGCGGAAGCAGCACCCCCTTCTACATGTGTATGCGCAGATATAGGACTTTGCTCAATCTGGTCTACTACTGCAAAAGCTGGGTAGATATTACCTCCGTATGAGAAATAGGCTTTCTCGAAAGGTCCTGTAAGTCCATACCAAGATCATAAGCACTTTTTTTACGAGCATTTATGATCTCAGTTATAGACTGATTTAGTTGCATTTGTGGACCCTCCTGTACCACTCGTGTGTGCTTTGCTAGCGTCAAACACATAAAGGGCATCCTCCATTTTCTCTTTCCAGTTCATTTTGTGTTCTCCGTTTCAATATTTGAATTTTACCGTGCCTTTTGCAGGTTTGGTTGCGGATGGGCGATGGGGATGCCTATCCCACATTAACAGACAATGCCGGGGCTTATGATGGCACGATGGTTAACATGACTGTTTTGGATATTATGTCTTTCACACCTTGATGTTTTTCTTTTTTTTGCGTCTTAGTTCAGACTCTGCCTTGAAGTTATAGACAGGAATTATCTTTTTCACGATCTCAATGGTGTCCCCAATAAGAGATATGATTTCACCAGTATCCTTGTAAGCAGCAGGGGCTTCATCCAAGGTGTTTTCTGATATACAAGAGGACCACACACCCTTCATGGTGTCTTTGAACTCCTCAAGAGACAGGTTTCTTTTGGCAGCCCCGCGTGCCATTTTACGGCCTGCCCCGTGAGGTGCTGAGTTGTTCCAATCGGAGTTTCCTTTACCAACTCCGATAATACAACCATCTCGCATATTCCAAGGGATAATAACAGTCTCACCCTGGTTAGCAGAAATGGCACCCTTTCGGATAATACCATCAGTCCCTATATAGTTATGGACACTCTCAATAGAGGATAAGACATTGCAGCCCAGCCCTTTTACTAAGGCATCCAGCATAACAGCACGGTTAAGCTGTGCAAAGGCTTGGACAATATGCACATCAGCAAGGTACTCCTGAGCATCTTCACCTTCAAGCCATTCCAAGCCACCGCAGTTGCCCATCTTAGCCAAGGCTTTCTTTTGGTGGTAGACTGCCACCTTCAAGCCAAAGTTACGGGAACCTGAGTGTACCATTAAGTAGGGGTGATCGCCCTGTGAAGGTATGCCCAATTCCAAATAGTGGTTGCCAGATCCGAGGGTTCCTATAGAACACCAGACCTTTTGGGGGCCCTCCCCAATCTTTTCTGCCAGCTCAGTTACAGCTTTCTGAAAGTCATGCCACTCACTGCCCACCCCGGGAATACACTTACAAGTCTCTCTGAAAACACTTATGATCTCAGGATAAGCCTTATCCCTGTTGTGATAACCAGAGGGTACCCGATCACGAAGCATCTTGTCAAACTGCTCAAACCACAAGGAGTCCAAAACAGAAAAAGGAAGATCCAATTCAACGGCACGAACTCCGCATCCCAAATCTACCCCAACTACATTGGGAATTACTTTCTTAGACAAACTAGACGTGAAACCTATCACAGCCCCTGCCCCGGCATGGCAATCACTCATTATACGGATCTTACAGCCTTTAAAAGCAGGGCAGTTTAAAAAGTTTTGGATCTGCTCAGCAGCAGTCTCTTCCAGCTCATTGACATAAACTTTACAGTTAGTGGCGGAACCTTTGAACTCTAACATGGTTTACCTCCATCAGTTACAAGTACACTACTCTAAAGCTGCTTTGGATGATCCACCGATATTTGGAGTAGAGTGGGTTAGCAACTGAGGAGGGTTTAACGTGCTACCTGAAAACGCATACATTATATTAGAGGGGATAGACGGCTGTGGTAAAACATCCCAAGCCAAACTACTAGCCGGTCACATCAAAAGTCTTGGGCAGCAAGTATGTCAAGTGCGGGAACCGGAACAGGATCTGCCTACAGGCAAGCTCATTAGAGAGTTGTTATCCAGTAAGCAGTACCCAGAGGCCCACCCCGCCTTGTTTTTGGCAGACCGGATTCTTATCCAAACACACAGGGTGGCACCCGCTCAAAAAGCGGGCAGCATAGTAATCAGTGACAGGTCTTTCTTGTCTACGGTTGTTTATCAGCAAGAGCATTGGCCAAAAGCATGGCTGTTAGACTTACACAGGTGCTTGCCTGTAAAGCCTAACCTTATAATCCTGATAGACATCCCAGCAGAAGAGGCTGTTAACAGGGCTTCAGCCAGAGGCTCCACACAGGAATACTATGATAGTTTAGAAATCCAAAAACGGAATAGACAACGCTACTTAGAGCTGGTAACAGACCTAACGGCCCCTAAAGCAAACTTTTTAGCTCCCGGCGGTCATGTTACAATCTTATCTGGCATCGGTACAGTAGAAGAGGTCCGTCAAACTATAAAGGGGCTCCTATGAAGAAAAACATTGATGTGGCAAGAGCTAAACGGAAACAGAGGGACGGCATGAAAAAGAAAGAGAGAGCCAAGGTTGTAGCCAAAAAGCAACAAATCAAGCCTCATTCCATGCTGATGAAGCCACTTATCAAGGGTGATTACTTGTTTTGGCTCGCTCACGGGGTCAATTATATCCTCTCAGATTTTGATAATGGCATTTGGTCGCCGCTTTTTGAAAGTGTTTATGAAGGCAAAACACTAACCGCTGACAACATTTCAAAAACGGTTATGGAAAAGTATGCCGGACTTAAAGAATGGCCAGTTGAAGCCAAAGCTGCTTTGGCTTGGACAGTGAGCGATCCAAAGTTGGTCCAGATTTACTACAGGGAAGTACTGCGTAGGGCTCAAAGCACCTATCCTGACCGAGATGATATTGAGAGTTTTATCCGCGAACCTAAAAACTCTACAGTCTGGGAAGTCTTTTCCTTTATCAAAGAGAAACTTCAAAAACATTAGTCTATCTATAAAAAGCCCTTCTGTGTAAACATAACCGGACTTACGTCCAGGAGGCAAAACTATGGATCAGAGAACAATCAGTACAGCAATTCATTACAACCTTAAAGCAGAAAACCGTTTGTGGAAACATGCAGAGCTATCTGCACCACTAAGCACAACTGCTGTAGGCAGCATCCCGTTCGTCTCACTAATAGAGATGTTCCAACAGTGTCACGGGCTAAAAGCAGATGGGCAGCTTGGTCCTGCAACACTATCTGCAATTAGAGAGTGCCAGAAGGCCGGTCAGGCGGCTACAGATGATAACATAGTACCTGAGACTCCAACTGTTTCTAACAAGCCTGCAGGCCGTATAGGCTGCTCTAACAACATCATTGTAAGCAGCAAGCGTGTAGCACTTCCCCAGAACCTAATTGATGCAGGACTCACTTGTACAAACTACTTGGAAGACGGAGAAGTACACTTCAAGGCCCGTAAACGCTCAAAGAAAGTTTCAAATCTTGTCATCCATGAATCAGTAACCCGTGATGTGCCTACTACGGTTCGAATACTCAATAGAAAAGGATATGGTGTGCATATTATGGTTGCACCAGACGGACACATTTCTTGTCACAATGATCTCATAGTAGACCAGCCAATTCATGCTAATCAGTGTAATAGCTGTAGTGTAGGGGTTGAAGTGGTCAACCCTTATGTAGGGACCAACTTGAAGGCACCCTTCACAAAAACAATCCCGGCTACTTGGTGGACCTGGGTTCCTAAAGGCTCCCCTAAGGTTTATGCACTCCCAACAGATAGTCAGATGGCTACCCTGAGTCTGTTACTGCCCTGGCTTTGTTCTGTGCTGCCAGACTGTCCTAACGAGTATCCCACTAAGGGGCTAAACTCTAAGAACCGGAAGATAGAAAATTGGAATGCTTCACCAAAGGCTCGGCCTGAAGCAGGTATTGTAGCACATACGGACTTTGCCAGACATGCTGATGGCAGATATCTGATAGAGGAGCTTTCGTAAAAGAAGCCCCTTCAATAATGGGTTTATATATTCGTATTTAGTAAAAGGAGTGAAACCATTCCTTTTCTGCTTGCACTCTAGAATGGACTGCAAGATTGTTGCAAGGAGGCTATAATGCTACGAGAAGAAATTAAGAAATTGGCTGCTGAAAACCCTGAGCTTCGTGCTCACCTGCTCCCGCTCTTGAAGAAAGAGGCTGCTGGCAAACTGTGGAAACAGTGGGGAGAGATCACACAGAGTCCTGAAGGCAATATCAGCCTTAAGGTATCTTTGCGTAATGGGAGTTCCGCTGCAGCTCTATGGCGTAAGTTTGCGATTGCTTACACCCAGCGAAAGCTGAACGTCTCTTATGACGACAAAGTTCTGACTATATCTATTGGTAAGTTTGGACTTGAAGAAGATATCTAGAGTTCAACACCTGCATTTTCTGCTAAGGCCATAAGAGGCGTCATAATTTTCGCCATCTTTTTTCCATTAGCGATATCTCTCTTTGCCCGCTCAACTTCTTCGTATTTCTCTATCTGCTTTTTGAGTTCGGGCCAATCCAACCCCATAAGTTCTTGTGGGATTATAAAGATCCTAGTCACCATGTGCCTCTTAGGCTTCTTGACTTCAGCCGTACACCGGACAGCATAGTTTTTCCCCTGCTCAAGGGCAATGGCTTCTATCATTGGGATCTTGCGGAAGTTATTCCACCAATCCGGGAGATGGTTGAAGAGGGTTAAGAAGGTTTCTTCTGCCTGTGCAAACTCTGCTGTGTCCCTATCAAGTTCAACATTAGGGATGGGCTCAGGTGCTACTGCATCCTTTACCACCACATCAGTCACTTCTTCGGGCGTTGCCTCAGTGTTGTCCTGATCAACTTTTTTTGTTTTTTCGTTCATTTGTTCTGCTTAGCTCCTTGTAATAAGTGTATAATAACAATGTCTGGTTGTGGACCATCCACAACCTCGCAAACTCCGCTCTCAAACCTGCCTTTACTACCCAACCTGTGTTAAGGGGGCCTCTGCAGGCCCCCTCCCACCATTCTCCTTAGAGGACCTTAGAGATGTCTATGGTGATTTCATTCATAGAAACGCAGATCTTGTAGTTGGCACCTGCTGGAAATGGGCGATCCTTATCACCGGAAGAGAAGGACACACGGCCTTTTTCTTTGACCAGTGAGTAAGCCTTGGAACCATCGTTGCAATCTTCCAGGGTGATTTTAACCTTCTGGTTATCCAGGTCTACCAAGACATAAACAGGGTCCCCTGCTTTGACTGTGGCATCACTGAGGTGGCACAGGGCCTCAAAGGCTGTCCTTGGTATGGTCAGGCGGCAGTCATGATTCCATACAGAGGCTCTTATTTCAGAAACCCCAACCTTGGAACCGTAGATTGTCAAAGCATTACGGTGATGCTTTGTAGAAGGGCCTGTCTGCTTTACAGTTGTTTTCACTGCGGGGGCGGGGGCGTCTGCCATGGTCTCACCGGGCTTGGGGACAAAGATCTCAAACTCATGGCTGTTGCAGGTATCCGTGTCAGGTCCGTACACAAAAACCTCAGTGTCTACAGGGGTGCGGTTAGGAAAGCGCCCTGTAGTAAAGCGGCTTATCTGTGCTACCGCTCCTGTAAGGTAGGGAGGCATTTCATCAGACCAGAAAAGGTCTTTCAGAAAAGATCCCAGGGTTGTCACTGCAAACCTGATTTCCGGTTTATTAAAACGGATGGCTGCTGCCACTTCTCCTGAGCTGAAGCAGCGTTTTTCAATGGACCACAAGTCCAAGACTGCAATAACTGCATCCTGCCAAGTGGTGTGGGGTTTGAGGGTCTCTTTGATTCTGTTGTCTGTCAGTTCCATGAGGTATCTCCTTTATGGGAGCTTTGAGCTTTCTTAGTGCCTGACTCATCTGGACAGGCCCAGAAAACTCTGTTCAAAACACTCTACTCTAAACTGCTAGGTTTTGATCCAACTCGCAACTTGCGGGCACACTTGTTAACTCAGAGCTTAGTTCCGTGAGAAAACTTTCGGGGTGATATTTTTGCTGTTGCCATGGGTGAATCTCCTTTTTAAAATCCCGTACTAAGTACACTACTTCAAAGTGCCAAAAGACGACCCAGCTGCTTTGCAAAAAAAGAGTAGAGTGAGGTTGCAAGAGTACATGGTGTGCTAAATCGTTGCAATGCAAATTAACAAAGGAGATTGACAGATGAAGTTTTACAAAGACGTGGAACCGGCTGATTCCCTAAGTGAGCCTACGGAGTGGTGTCTCAAAACAAGTTCCGGCATTACCTTTCGCTTCTCTGATCCAGAAACACTACTCAACTGGAAAAAGAAGCCCCGCACTTACAAAGAGCTGATGGTTTCGCCCGACGGAAAAAACTGGGTTGATTTTGGCGAGTTTATAGAGCAATTTGAAAAGGGAAAAGATTCACGTCTAGCCTTTATTGAAGCCTTTGAAAACACTCAACCCGAGCCTAATAACAGCCCTAAAGGAGACAGACTGAATTTGCGCTGCACAGGTTGGAACAGTCCTCTGGATGTTGAGGCAGCTGAAGAGGATGCTGTACAAAAGGATCCTGCAGAACAGTCTAATAAGGATGCGGCATTGAGGCGGGCCGCATGCCGGGGCCATCTCTGCACCGTCAAGATACTTTTGGACCTTGGTGCTGACCCTCACGCTTATAATGAAGCTGCCTTGTGTGTGGCCATTGCACATGGTCATACTGAAGTGGTGAAACTTCTCATTGAGGCAGGGTCGGTTATAAACAAAGCCCTCAAAAAACAAAACAAACCTATACAATGTCCTTGTCACAATTCCTGATAGCTGCTTTGTCTATAAAGAGGGGCCTTCAGAAAAGGCTCCTCTCAAAGAAGAACCACTTAGCTTTCCCGGTGAGGTTTCAAAAACTGAACAGATACGCTTTTTAGCTAAAGCTTGTGGTTTAGAAGATCCTTGGGAGTTTGCTAAAAAACAAATGTACCAGGCAGCAGAACAGTGCAGCACAGACTATCTTTGTACAGGAATACCCCGTAGACTGGGCTTGACTACACTTGGGTTGTTGCACGTCATGCAGCATTTACTGACTTCAACAGAACTCCCTGCTTATCTAACCCAGGACGAACCACAGGGCGGTTTGGCGAATCAACAATTTTCTGAACTTGTAGAAAAGTGGAATGATGTGGGTTCCCCCAAAATAAAAGGCTCTAAACAGATTTCTTATAGTTATGGTGTGCGCTTTGGGTCTTTTGCTGCATGGCGTCAGCCTCAAAGTCGAAGAATCTTCAAGGACCCTTCACTACTAGCCTCTATTTTTGAATGTTCGTGCGATAAAAGCGAGTAGCTCTAGCAGCCGTACTGTTAACACCGTTTGGGTCACCCCTTTGAAGATTAGAGTAGTGTTCCTGTAACAAGGGAGTAATATTAGATGCTTTATCTTGGCCATAGCAGTAAAAACAATATTCCACATCAAACCTTGAGGGACCATTCAACAGGCGTGTATCTTGAGGCTCTGAAAATTATCAGAGAAAAAGACCTTAAAGATCCTGCTTTGCTTTGGCTAGCCTTGACAGGCTCCCTTTGGCATGATGCCGGAAAAGCCTGTGAGCAAGTCCTTTCATATCTAACAGATAGAAACCCTGATACTCGCAAGTGGGTACCACATGAAATACACAGTGCCAAGGTGTTTCTTGAAGCCAATCCTCAGGTAAAGTCTACTCTTAAATATGTATGCAGCTATTTAATCTCAAACCACCACAGGGCGTTCCGATCTGAGACCATACCATCACACATAAAAACTATGCTGAATCCCCTAACTCAGCCCTCCAGTTTTACAGACTTCCAAGTCTGTGTGTTGTACAGTTTGAAATTTTTGGGTAGAACCAGACCTCCATGTTTTTTAAAGAAACTATCCAAAAGTGCTATCGGCACATAGTTGAAAAGATTCCCGAAGGTACTCACTGAATCATCACCATCAAAAAAGAGTTCCCTATACAGAACTGCCTCTGGGCAAATAAATGCAAAGCCCCATGAATCTTCTGGGAGCACTTCAAAGCTGTTGGTACCACTGTTATGGTCAAAGCTCTGCTGGCAAGAAAGGCGAACCAGGCCATCTCCTGTAGTAACCATGGGAGACTGCAGCTTGTCCAGGGGCCATTTCAGATTAGATGCTACTTGATTTCTGTATTCTGAAAACTCTGTAAGGTTTTTGAAATTTCTCATTGGGTGCCTCCTTGTAAAACGGCTTTATTACCGTTGTTACAAGTACACTACTCTGATGTGGCTTTTAATGATCCAGTTTAGCATCCACACACTGGGAGACATCATCAAACAGGACCATTATAGCAGCTAACGCCCGCCGCCGTCTTGAACGGCACATCAATAAATATCTTGCTGCTCTTGAAATCATTTTTGGGCCCTCCCACTAAACTCCAAAGTACGGCTCAATAAATAAAGTGGCTAGCCCACGGCCATCCCAGACCTTGATAGTAAATAGTGTTTGTATTCTACCATCATAACTGACATAAACAGGTTGCCACTTAGTAGGAACTTCCCTGCAAACTCGTTTGACAATCTGTTCGGGAGTGAAGTCCGCCGGGACTACCATCCACCAGTTTTCATAATGCGGTGCTTGTCTTGTGAATCTGATTTTCATGCTGTCATCTCCTATAGACCGTTAGTACAGGTCTTGAAACGGCTATTCTCTCTATACAACTGAGTGCAACACTCTTTGCAATCAGCAGCATTGTTAGAAGTATCTTTGACACAATCCTCATAACAGTAACCCTGGAGTACAACTGATTGACTGCCCGATCTGAAATCCAAGGTGGCTACTCGGATTTCAAGGTTCCTTATCTCCATCTTATAAATCCTGACAGATGCTATGGTAGCCCCCAAAGTAAAAAAAATGTAGACCCATAATATTAACACAAATGTAACAAACAAACCGAGTAGCTTTTTCATAACTACATCTCCTTTTGGTTTTGGGTGATCCACTTATCAGAGGCTTACTTCAACCAAGTAGCGGATACGAGCCCTTTCAGGCCGGAAAGAAACATACTCATTATTCTGTAGAGACCTTACATATTTCGGGTGAGCGTACACGGTATCACAGCCGCCGGGGCACCTGTCTCCTATGTTCCAAGCCTGAGTAGGATAGTGGAACTTCCCACCTGCAACATCGCAAAGGAACATGAAACCGCCCCGGCCCCTGATACCTCCGCCTGACCCATATACAGATTGAGAATTTCCTAAATACTGAAAACTTTTTTTTGCGTCATCGGCAAAATACAGACCATCCCCGAAGGCTGCACCTGTGATATGTACCCCTGAAAGAGACTTTGGCATTCTAAAGTGTGAAGCCATAATCGGGGACACATTCACGCTACGGGTGCCGTGGATACCCAAGAAAACATTGGCATCAATTGCATAGTCTTCAATATCCTTCAAGTCTGGACGGTTTGCAGGCTGCAGCTCTGCTTTTACAGAGCCTAGAGACCGTCCTTTACGGTTGGCAGCCAGTTCCTTTACAGCAGCTACAAACTTAGCGTCTCTATCTGGCCTAGTTACTGCAAAGATATTCAGCACTCTAAGCCCTTGTGCATTAGCATGGCGGTTACGGGACATCCCCATAAAGGTTTTCTGTACCCACCTACCTTCTACTGTATTCAGATCCAACCACCGAACCTGTGCATTAAGCATAGCGTCAGGGTCAAGAGTTTGGCTGGGTAGAACCATTTCAAAGTCTTCATTGCTAAGGGCAGACTCAAAGGCATCCAGATCCTGTTGCAGCCTGCCTATGTTATCTGAATTCAGGATAGCTTCCGCTGCTGTCAAGCCTGTGCGTGGGATAGGTCTTGGTACCAGAGCAGACACCATCTTAGAAATGTCTTTAAGGTCACTGTTCTCAATCTGAGCTTCTATCTCGGGGCCAGCTTGTTTCAAACACTGAAGGGCAGCTGGGATAAGCCCATCCCGCACCTGATTAATAGCATCAAGTGTGGGAGTGACCCCAGAGGCCGCTGACAATGCCTTAGTGTAAGTTTGCACGCCACCTACTAGGTCCGTTGCCAAATTGATAACTTGGGGCTGGAAGTTCCTTGTAGGGGCTTTAACCTTGGATACTGCAGCAGCCTTTTTAGGTGCAACTGTAACACCTGTGCTGTCTTTGATCTTATAGGCATCAGGCAATCCTTTTTCACGGGTAGCCAGTGATTGTACAAGGTAGCCATCTTTTCCGGGCTTGCCTGCCCATACTGTGACTCCGGCTATCATAGTCTGTACCAGACGCTTGGAGTTTTTGGAGTGCATTTGCTTGGCAAAAAACTCATGGGCTTCAGCTTCGTCACAGCATTCTACAAACTGGAAGTCTTGCCCCCGGAACCCGTCGCAGTCATAGGACTTACCACTAAAAATCCGACCCCATTCCAGATAGACAAACCAACCGTTTGTTTTCTTGGACTTGACAACAGCCGCATGGTAATATTTTGCACTGTTTGATTCCCCAAACTGATTGACGCAAGCACAGTCTACAACACCCACTTCAGAATCAAAGTCCCCTTGGGTTTTTGCGGCCCTGCCTACAATTTCAAAGTCTTCAGGGGAGTGCCCTGCTACCATTGCTTTTCTGCCTAGCTTATTCATTTTTTTCTCCCTGTTTATCACAAGTACACTACTCTGAAGTGGTTTTGGATGATCCAAGATTTTCAGTTGGGGTCACTAACAGGACAGGCTCTTCATTTACTGTGTACTTTTGCATGTCCGCTAAAGTCAGCACTACAACAGGATCGTTTTCCCTGGACCACTTCTTCAACCATTTGGGGGCAGCTTCTGGAAGTTCCTTCTTCCACCACAGGATGTTTACCAGCTTGTCTATAGCTTCTATAGAATAACACGGTGCAAAGCCCTGAGGGGCAACTACGGCTATCAAGAGAGGTTGTCCCGATACTTGCACAACTTCTGCTTTCATTCTATGCCACCGGAGACTGTTCCTGCGGGCTTCCAGATCTGAATACATAAGAACCTCCACTGTTCAAACACACTACTCTAAAACGCTGCAGGTCCAAAAACCTCTTTTCCCTTTATAAGAATATGGCTATAAAATACGAATAGAGTAGAGTAGTTTGAGTTTCAATATCTTTAAGGAGGTTGCTATGTTTCATAAATTTAGTCTTGTGTTTTCAATGATTTTGCTGTTGTTTGCTTGCTCTGACAAGCATGCTACTACTAAAACAGAGCCCCTAAAAGATATAAAAACGATTAGCTGGGGCGATCTGACAGAGAATCCATTTGAGAATGATGTGGGTTTGGACCTTTACACCGCTTCTGATTTGGAAACACTCCCTGATCTTGTTTTGGATGGCAGCATCTTTGACGCAAGTAACCTTGACTCAGTAGCAGACAGCACATCCAAGCCGGAGTGTGTTGACGCTGACAACGATGGCTATGGAAAGAACTGTTTTCTTGGAACGGATTGTGACGATGGTAATCCCAACTTTGCGCTTTATTGTCCTCCTTGTGAATTTCAGAATCTTCAGGGCTGCAAGTGCAGTCAGAACGGGCTTGTTGAGTTTTGCTACGAAGGAGATCCTGCCCACGTAGGAATAGGCGAATGCCGTATGGGTGAGCGTCGCTGCGAGGTCGGCTACTGGTCCGACTGCAAGGGACAGGTTCTGTCTAAGTTGGAAGCCTGTGACGGAAAAGATAACGACTGCGACGGCCTTTCCGATGAGGGAGTTCTTTCACCCTGCGGCAATTGTGACCCTCTTTGCGATACACTTTCTGCCGGTCCGGGAACCATCAATCCCTTTGACCCCGATGCAAATGATAGCGGTGGCGTTGGTCTCAACATCAATGGGCATATCGTGCTTGATGCCACCAAGGTTAATCTTGCTTTCATATGGGTAGCCAATTCCAGTGAAGGCACAGTTTCAAAACTGGACACTAAAACAGGCTGCGAACTTGGCCGTTACCATACTTGTGGCAATCCATCCCGTACGGCTGTTGATCTTATTGGCGATGTGTGGGTTGGATGTCGTGCTGATGGCAAGGTTGCCAAAATTGGTATAGACGAGGCCGTGTGTATTGATCGTAACAACAATGGAGTCATCGAAACCAGCCATGATCTCAATGGGGACTGCCGTATTCAAAGCAACGAAATGCTGCCTAAGGGTAAGGATGAATGTGTGCTTTTTATCGTGCATCCAGGCGGCAGCATTGCCAGGGCGGCAGGGGTTGACAAGGATAACTACGCCTGGATCGGTATGTGGGGCTCAAGGCAGCTTCATCGTCTTCATCCCGACGATGGTCATGTGGTGCAGACTATACAACTTCCCACACATCCTTATGGGCTGGTAATTGATGGTGATGGCATAATATGGTGTGCCACTCTGAGCAGGACTATGTTACGTGTTGATCCAACACCGGGGCAGGCAGGTGCTAAGGTAACCTCCCTTACAGGCCCCACCAGTAATTATGGTATATCCCTAGACTACAAGGGGCGTCCCTGGACCGGGGGTGGCATGTCCCGCTACGATCCCAAAACCAACACCTGGACCAATGCAAATAACTATGCAAGAGGTGTAGCGGGGTCTGTTGACGGCTTTGTTTATGGTGTTACGGGCGGCACTCTTACCAAGGTGAATGCTGACACCATGGCCAAAGAAACCATTAGTACCAAGGGCAGTGGAGCTGTGGGTGTGGCTCTCGACAGCGAAGGCTATGTATGGGCAATCAACCAGGGTTCTTCAAATGCTTCAAAAATAGACCCTGTTACCAAACAGGTTTTCGGGCCTTATCCTGTGGGCAAGGGGCCTTATACCTACTCAGATATGACGGGCTATGCCCTGCATAACTTCACTGCTCCCAGAGGTCACTACAACACTGTAATTGGTGGTTTTAACGAGATCAGGGTTAAATGGACAGACCTGTTTATTGATGCAGATATTCCTAATGGTTCTTCCATAGAAGTTGAAGTAAGAACCGGTGCCACCGAAGACGAGCTGGCTCAGGCCAAGTGGAGTGGTCCTTTTGGTCCTTACCCGCCAGAAAATTTCCCACTTCAGCTTTCGAAGATACCGGGAATGGATAAGAAATATCTAGAGGTGAGGGTGTGGCTCTATTCGGCAAACAAGACCGACTCCCCTGTCATCAAAGGTATAGACGCCAAGTTTTCTTCTACTAAGTAATCAAATAAAAGAGTAGAGTGTCTTTTTTACGGAGGATCTGTATGTATAATTATTGTGGCGGGTGTAAGTGGTTTTTTGCTGGCTTTGGGCAGGTTTATTCTACTTCTGCAGGGGAATGTCATGTGCTACCACCTCAAATAGCACAAGTACCTGGGGCCTTTGATTGTGGACCTGAAGTTCGAAGCAATAGATCCGCCTGTTCTTTATTTGAACCTTGTGTAGCAGAGATTGAGGAAGGGGTGGGTGGAGCCTTGGATTTATTGCGCTAGAATTGAAAGCATGCTAGAACTAGATTCTACTGCACAGTTGAATTCTACTGCACAGTTGAACTAAACATCCTGAAAGTAATCTAAGAAAGCCTTACCCTTCCCAAAAGCAACCTTATCTGTGAGATGCTGCCAAAGGTCTGCCTCTGAAAAGTCTTTGAGTATAAAGCCTCCGTCTACTTCCTGTTTCTGTGAAAAGAAGAAGCTTCTGTATATTGAGGGTGTCAGCTTCTGCACCTGCTTACCATAATCAGCAGGGGTCAACACGCAACCTTGAAAAGCGGCGGCTACGGACTGCAATGTTCTATAGTCTTCATGAACCCTGTTTTTAAGTGCTGTTACAAACTCTATGGTCCAGCCAAAAAGCACAGGGGCGATATCGTCTAGCTGTTCTCTCAAAAAAGTATGGACCAGAGCTTTCTTCATACAACCCGTGGAAGACCCTGGGCGGATCTTATGGTGCATTTCCAAGTACTTTGCTCTTTTCAGTTTTGCTACTGGGCCCCGACAGTTATAAACAACAAAGCCCTCTGGGAACCGTCCATATTCAGAATCAGGCAGGGCTGTGTCTACGTACTCTCGCACTTCGGATAATGATCCTAAGCTCAGTTCTTGAAAGCTCTGTTTAATAGGCTTGTCAACCGGGAGCCCATCACCCAGTTCTTCCCAAACCCCAGTTTTCAAATCACGTACACCTAAAGTAAAAATACAATTCCGTTCATAAATAGTAAGGATGTGTGTTTCAGGGGTGCAAAGCTCAAACAACCAGGTTTTTCCTTCTGGCACTTTCAGGTCTGAGATCCCATAAGTCTGCTTGAGCACCCGTAAAAACAAGACCTCAAAAGTAAAGTCATACTCACCTATCTGAGTAGTATTTATTTTGCCAAGTGTAGACACCCTGGTTTTACCTTCTAAGTCCCTCCAAACTTGTATGCAGGTACCATCAGCTTTCTGCTGAAGTTGTAGGCTACCATCTGCATAGTCTGAATCTTGTAGGGCACAGAAGGCTTCCCCCTGATTGAAGAACTTATCAAAGGGCCTGGATACAAAGAACCAGCCTCTGTCAGGTATGTGTGCTACAATCTGGCCCCTACATTCATGGGTCAAGGGGACTTCCCACTGAACTGTGACATCATACTTGAATAGTGTATAAGGACCTTCAGGCCTGACCCGGACCCCAAAGCTTTTATAGAAGGCTTCTGCATCCACAGTTCCTTCAGGGTATTCGCTATTCAGATGTTTAAGCAATTCAGACATAGGCAAACCTCCTTTTCAGACACTCTACTCAAAAAGTTAGATCAATGATCCTTAGTTTAGAGTAGTGTGTTTTGACAATCAATTTTGACTGGAGGAAGTCATGCTAGTTGCAACTTGTAAATGTGTAGTGTGCGAACAGGAGGTCACCAAACGGTCTACAGTCTATGTAGAGGCTTTGAAGGGGCGGTCTTGCCGGACGCATCCTGAAGTACAGAAAGCCGCTCAGGATGCAGCCAAGGCATCACAGGACGCTGCATCAATGAAAAGTGCAGAAGAGTACCTACAGATAATTTCTTTTGCAGCAAACATGCGGGGCATGCACACCATGAAAGGTATGCCTATTTCTCTAATGAAGGACAACCTGAGACGGAGAGGCGTGTCAGAAGACTTCATCAAGAGAATTGAAGCAGAAGTTATGTCTCAGGGGGGATATAAAATGACAGAGCAGGACATTGCCCAAGCAGAGGGGGGAGCCCTTGATATGATTCTGTCTTTAGGGGGGTCTGATGCAGCCAAAAATTAAAACTGAGAAGGTAGTACAATCTATTGCAACCACCTTTGCCCTCGCTCTTATATGCCTGTTTTTTGAATGCTTACGGGATGTATTCCCTGAAAACACATCCACTTATATCATAGTTCTGTATGGTGGTTTGTGGCTCTATTTTCTCAGAATGATTTGGCTTAAATAAAACCAACAAGCAAGCACACCATCCTTACAAACCTTTCAAAAGCAGTTTCTTTGTCGTAAGAGTCTTCTAAATAGCTTCTCTATAGACTATTGTTTATGTATGACTTTGGCTTAGTAGGAAAGGAGCTTAAATGGACAGTCTAAATAAATTGAGAACCTTAGTGGAAGCAGGCAATCAACACCGCACTGCAGGAAGAACGGTAAAGTTACGAATAGGTGCTGAAACCGTATGGACCGGAGGGGGGGTCCTCAAAAACCGATTTTAAGACCGTTTATTTAATTGAGGGTAATGAAGTAGAACGCTATGGTGTGATCCTCAAGATAGATGGAACTCCTGGTCAATGGTACCTTGGATCTCTTTGGGCTGGCAATGGCAGGAAACAGAAAGAAGTCCCTATCGACGGATATGACTGGCTTTGGACCAATTGTCAAGAAGTGTATAATGAGGTGGACAATTTAGTTAGGCGTCAGCAAGGCTGGGCACTTAAGTAGGGTTGCACCACCCTTTAGATGGTTTCTACTGTTTGAGCAGCATCTTTGATACCAGGGCGTCTACAAGACCACCGCCCGCACCTACGTATACTTCTGGAGTAATCTTAATTTTCCCTTCTGAAATCAGTTGGAAGGTTTCAAGTCCAGCTACGGCTTCTCTGCCAAGAGCATCAGCCTTCATTCTATAGCCTTCTGCTTCTGCTTTCTTGATCAAAAGAATCCTGTTAGCTTCTGCGGTAGCTGCAATAGTAATCTGCTGTGCAGCCGCTTCAGCGTTTGTAATAGTGCGTTCCTTTATCTTCAAGGCTATCCTAGCCTCATAGTCTGCTTGTGCTAACTTCTTTTCCTCTTCAGCTTCCTGCTGTGTCTTATTCAAGTTCTTCTGCTGTTCCGCTGCCTTTTGCTGTACTGCAAAGGTAACTTGCTGCTGAAGTGCGATTTCTCTATCCCGCTGGGTTTTCATAAGCGTACCCAAAGAGGCTTCATCACCAACTCGGCCTATAAGAACTTCATCAATAGTCACGCCGTAAACCAGACACTTCTTTGCAATAAGCTCTTTCATCTCCTTTTGTCGAAGTTCCAGTTCTGCAAAAAAGTCAAGTACATTTGAACGCCCTGCTAGCACCCTTGCGATAGACATTGTTGCAGGGGATACAACACGATCTTCAATAAGTTCATCATCACCAACTGCAGCCACAACCCAAGGTGCATCGTTTTGCTCTACATGGTAAACTATTCTGATATCAACAGGGAACTCATAGCCGTCCTTTGAGCGTACTATAATCCTGTCATCTTCTTTGCCCTCTTCTCCACTGGGGGTGTAAGAGATACGGACTTTTTGAGTTGTGATATCCGTAGTCTCTACTGCATAGGGATGTAGCGGATACTGGCCCGGAAGCAATGGTGTCCTCTGTATGCCCTGCTGTCCGATATCCACGAGCAGGTCAGGAATTTCTTTAGTCACCTCTTTTAGTGTTACTTTGGTTTTCCTGACTTTTAGAGAGTCCTTGGAAATGGCTACCTTTTCTTCGGGAACCCCTGCAGCCATCTGTCTACGTCTTTCAGTCAGTGCTGCTTCTTTATATGCAACCAGTAGCTCGTCCTCTGTAAGAGGGACTTCAACGTCTACCATATCAGTTTTGAGGACCATTTTCCGTTCATTTGAAACGGCCCCATAGTTTGTCTTGACAACAAAAACATGGCCAACCGGCACACTAGTCATTGCTTTCACTTTAACAATAAACACTCCAGTATGAAGTTTCCAAGCCCCTGGTTTAAGCACTGTGATCTGAGCACCTTTATAACCATTTGGACTTTTGAGAAACTGTTCGGCGTCTAGAAACTTGTCTGTGTCTGACCATTCAGGTGCATAGATCATCCCTGTTGGCATTGACAGCCCCGCCTTAGCAGTAACAATACCTATATTGCCAGAAGGGATTATAAGGGGCTCCCGTTTGTCTACCGAATACATCACAGGAGGTACAAGCTGAAAAGAGGCATCCAGCATTTTAGCTTGCGGCCCATTCTCACCCTCAAAGGCTACGATCTGGCCGGGTGGCATAGAACCACCGCCAAAGTTCCGTACTACTTCAGCATAACCTGTGGCCCCATTGTCTACCATAGCCGTAAACAGCCCTAGAAAACCAAAGGCCAAAACCAAGCAAATTGCCGTTAAAAGGACCCGCTTTTTAGGTGCCTTTGATGTGACATACTCCGTGGCTGCTTTTAAAGCAGCATCACAGGTTATGCTTTGGGAATCTCGGTAATAGCGGCTTGCAGCAGATACCTTAGTTGAAAAGGCGAGTCTGTAAAAAAGCCTCATGGCTACCATGTCAAACCCCCAGCATGGCGAACCCCGCAAACAAAGCGAAAGTAAGAACTTGTAGAAACCACATGATAAAACTCCTTTTCAAAATGTTTTTTTGAAAAACTCACCTTGGATCTTTCAAACCCCCCCGCTTAAAAACGGGCCTTAGAGAAACACACTACTCTAAACTGCTTTTCAATGATCCTGACTTCGGGGGTGGGTCTCCCCGAACAGCAACAAATTTATGGTGTCTATGTCTGAAGGGCTGAGGTTATTCAAATTAATAGCCCTCAAGATAGTCTTGTGGAAAGGCTCGATCACTTCCTTTTTGCATTCTTCAAGCATCCATTTGCGGACACGTTTAAGAGTGAGTAGTGTTTTCCGGTTTGTAGTTGTGTCTATCCTGGGGCAGGGCGACAGACACCTGCCAGATAGACTCTTCAAAACTTTTCCTGTTTCAAGCATCAGCATTTCAGTAATAGCTCCATTGTAGTTTTCTATGGCACACTACTCTAAACTGCTTTTCAATGATCCAAGATTATTTGGATCACCCCCAAGCCGTTTAGAGTAGTGTGTTTGAATCACAGGAGGAATCCAAAATGGATATCAGTACACTAGTAAAAAAACTCGAACAAGCCAAGGATGCCTACTATAATGGCAAAGCCCTCATAAGTGATGCTGCTTATGATATCCTTGAAGACACCCTGAGGGAGCTTGAGCCTAACCACCCCTTCCTTTCTAAGATAGGGGCCGCTGTTCCTGTGAACGGTGCTTGGCCAAAGGTTATTCACAGTATCCCAATGTCTAGCTTAAACAAATCCCAGACTATCCCGGAACTTCAGGATTGGACAGCCTCTTGTAAGGGGCCCTACTACATATCCATGAAGTGCGATGGCCTCTCAGTCAATCTGGCCTATAAGAATGGTCGCCTAGTACAAGCACTGACCAGAGGGGACGGTACTACGGGAGAGGACATCACCAGAAACGTTCTGCTTATGAAGGGTGCTATCAAACAGTTGCCAAAAACTCTTGCGGATGGAACCCCTACGCCCCATACCTTATACATAAGGGGCGAGATGATATGCTTCAAGTCTGATTTCAAGACTTACTTCCCAGGGGAAAGCACCCCCAGAAGTACATCCTCTGGAACAGCTAAACGGCAAACAAACTATGAAAAGGCAGCCCACCTTACTGTTTTGGTCTACCAGATCCTTTCCCCGGAACGGACTTGGAAAACCAAACAAGCAGAGTTTGAGACATTAGAATACTTGGGTTTTCAAACTCCAAGCCATAGTAAGGCCAACACAATTACGGAAGTTGAAGCCCTGTACAATGAGTATATAGCTTCTGCCCGTGTTGCTCTTGACTATGAGATTGACGGGCTGGTAATTGACATCAATAACACTGAATACAGACTGGCCCTTGGTTTGTTGAATAACAAACCAAAAGGTAGCAGGGCTTTGAAGTTCCCACGAGAGATTCAGCCCTCTGTGCTGCGTAACATCAGATGGCAGCTTGGAAGCTCAGGACGAGTTACTCCAGTTGCAGAGTTTGACGTTGTGATCCTTGTAGGTGCCCAGGTAAAGCAGGCAACGCTACATAACATTTCCAACATAGCTACTTTGGTTAGTGAAGTTCGCCCGGGAGATACACTACTGAGGTGTGGGGACAGGATTACTGTTTCTAGGCAAGGTGACGTAATCCCGGCAGTTGCTTCTGTTATAGGAGGCGGGGGCGTTGTATTTGAAACACCTACAAACTGCCCCTCTTGCAAAGGACTGCTTGAAAGGGACGGAGAGTATCTTGTATGCAGGAACCTTGATTGTGAGGCACAGGCTACAGGTGCTGTAAAACGCTGGGTCTCTAAAATCAGTGTTCTGCATTTTGGAGGCACCCTTATTGAAGCTCTTGTAGAAGCAAAATTGATTGTGGATGCTGCTGACCTTTATACTCTTGATGTGGATGCAGTAGCGGATCTTGAAATGTCTGGACGGCGAGTAGGAGCCACCGCAGATAAAGCCATTAACAACCTGCGGGCAAAAATGACGCTACCCCTACATGTTATTGTAGGCTCTTTGGGCATACCTCTTATAGGGCGGGACATGGCAAGGACAATTGTAGATGCCGGTTTTGATTCCCTGCAAAAAATGTACAGAGCACAGTTCTCTGAAATAGCAGCTATTCCAGGTATGGGTGGTACAAAGGCTTTGGCCTTTGTTGAGGGTTTTGAAACAAAGATGCCCCTGATATCCAAGCTGCTCTCAGTCGGGATTCAGGTACAACAGGTAAGCGGCCCCCTGGTAGGGACTACCTTTTGCATGACTGGTTTTAGGGATCCTTCACTGGCTGATGCTATTGAGAAGGCCGGTGGTACTATGAAGTCTGGGGTTTCCAAGGGTCTTGTTTATTTGATAGCACAAGACCCTAACAGTAACTCAGGGAAGCTTGCAAAAGCCCGCTCGCTCGGTACTAAAGTTATTGGGATCGATGAAGCTTGGCACTTATTTAAGGAGCTTGACAAATGATACTCGGACTTTTTATAATAGCTATATTACTTCTGTTTATTATAGCGGAACGCACTTGGATTATTTGGACGGTGCGGCAGTACTTAGAGAAGCAAGATCAAAAGCAGGAAAGCTTACAGGAAAGCACAAAGGAGACCTGGAGATGAGAGAAATTATTTTTGAAACAGTTAGTGCCGTTTTGTTTGGTTCTATCACTGTCCATTGGGTACTGATCTACGTGATGTGGTTTGATCTCCGTGAGCTTAAAAGTGAGCTTAAAAGTGAGCTTAAAAAAAGGATTGCTAAGCATGCACCGGTTCTTCTAAGGGCCCCAAGCATTGAAGCTCAAAAGGATGCCAGAGGCACTGAGAAAATCATCAGGGTTTTGATTTCTTTGCTTGGCCTGCACTATAACCCGGAGTGCGTGCTTGTAAGCCGGGGCTATGGGGATTTTATTCATGTCAAGGTTTTCTCAAAAACTTTTGACGGCATGGCTGAGCAGGATGCCCAAGAGAAGCTTTGGGCCCTACTGAAAAAAGACAGTGGCCTGTCCGATGATGAACTCAACTATATCTCCCTAATTTCGCCTTGTGGCTTTTTGGATATATAGAATGCTTTTTTTACTCTTATTTACTCTACTCAGTTTTGATGGCCCCAAGATAGCCTGCACTGAGAGATCTGACACTCAGTGGTCCTGTTGCTATGTAGGGGGCTGCTATCCGTGTGGTGCAAAAAAGACTACAGGCTGCTGTATTTCGGAATGCTCCCTCTGTATGATGCGGGAAGGAATGAAAAATGTTATTTGCGGACCGTTTAAGTGTAGCTCTAGAAAAATATTGAGGATCGGTAACACTATTACATGCGGTCCATGAACCAGGAGGTTTGATCCTATGATAACCAGTTGGCTTTTACTCACTTTTACTTTAACTGTGCCTGTGGCTCTTTGGGCTGGCTTTTTCGTTGAGGTATTTCGGTACCCCTATGAAAATTATTTGATTTCCCGTGTGCTCTATTTTGTTGGAAGTCTCGTTATGGGAACTCTATCTCTTCTGGTTTTTGAATCGGTATCAGCCTGCGAACCGATGGGAGCAGCACAGCTGGTGCTTGCCGGTATAGGGACAATCTTTGTCTGTATGGTTTTTCAGTGCATCTGGTACGCTTTTGGCCGGTCAGACCTAGAAGATTTCTCAGATGATTTTTGGATTTAACTTTTAAAAAAGAGGTTGCTGTGAAAACTAAATATAAATTTATCCACTTTAATATGCTGAAGCAACGGCCCAAATCATCAGTCAAGGATGTCTAGCCGATATTCAAGATTTTATCAGCCAGCCGGAAACCTATAGGAAAGACAAAGCAGCCGCGCTCAGAATAGGGACGTGGGATCCTGATAATTTAATTTTTAAAAAAAAAGTCCATTTCAGTAGATTCTTCTTGCCTTTTAGAGTAGTGTACTTGTACGCATAAAAAAGGTGGTGGACGAAATGAGAGTTAATGACCGTTTTGTGGCGGACCAAATCAGTGATCTTGAGAAAAAGAACGCTCGCCTGAGCAAGCAGCTTCAAGAGGTGGTTGCTGCTTGGGACACGGCAAAAGATGGGCGTAAAAACAAATCTGGATCATCGGTCTGCATTTCAGAGTAGTGTCTGTCACAGGAGGTGTTCTAATTGGGGCGGTTTTATAGTCATGGGCCACAGCGAGACCTGCCCAGACTGCAGCGGAGATGGCTGCGACAATGATAACTCGGAGGATGAATAATGAAAAGAACATATGAACTGGTCTGGGGAAAAAAAGAAGGCAGCAAATGGCACCCAGCCATACACCACGGAATTGATGCGGGTAGTGTCATGCTGGAGATGCTGGCCTATCTGTCGGAACACGGCAAGCAGTTGCTGGCCCTATGGGCCTCCTGGGGCCTAACTCCAAAATTAATAGTCCTACTTGCAGCCGCACATGATATTGGAAAAATATCTCCTGGTTTTGCCAGGAAGATCCCTGAGTTGGTGCACCCCCAACTGCTAAAAAACTTTTCGTGGGATCCCAATGCAGAATCCGACCACTCCAACGTTAGTCAAGCGTTTCTTGCGGAAATGTTGGAGATGCTTGGGTGCGGCGAAGATGTGGCAAAGGCTCTGGCGAGAACCACCAGCTCGCACCACGGCTCTTACCATACAAAAATATCAAAACTCACAGCTCATCGAGACTGGGATCCTCTCAGGACTGACTATGCCCAAACCCTTGAGAAGGTCTTTGGGGGCAAATTTTCAGATCTTGCAAAATTGAAAGAAGTGCCCTCAGCAGTGTGTGTGACTACTCTTTCAGGGCTGATTTCTATTTGCGACTGGGTCGCCTCCAATAGCGAGTTTTTCCCCTTGAGGGGGGCTGAAAACATCCCCCCTCAAGTTTATGCTCTAGAGTCCCGAGAGACCGCACGGCGAGTGGTCAGCAAGACAGGACTGCTGCAGCCCCTGAAATTCATGAAAAAATCATTCAAAACGATCTTTGGGTTTGAGCCCAACCCGCTCCAAAACACGATGATCGACATACTAGAAACGGGACCCCCTGCTGATATAATTCTGGCAGAGTCACAAATGGGCTCCGGCAAGACAGAGCTGGCTTTTTATGTCACCCTGCACTACATGCTGGCAGGCCTTATTGAAGGTTTCTACATAGCACTGCCTACTATGGCCACTTCAACTTCTATGTATTGTAGGAGCTTGAACTTCGTAAACTCTAGTGCTAGGGGCCCAGCACAAGCACACTTATTGCATAGCTCTGCTGATCTGGAAGAGATTTATAAAAAATTAAGAGCAGAAACCGCAAGTGGCGATCCCACTTCCATGGCAGAAGCCAGTGAGTGGATGACCGGCCCAAAGCGAAAACTGCTCGCTCCTGTGGGCGTAGGCACAATAGATCAAGTACTTTTAGCGGGGCTTTGCTCAAGACACTTTTCAGTGCGGCATTACGGACTGGCAGGCAAACTGGTGATTTTTGATGAGGTTCACGCATGTGATGTGTACATGAATTCTATACTATGCTGTCTTTTAAGGTGGCTGGCAGAGTTAGGCTGCAAAGTTATCATGTTAACAGCAACCTTACCTATGGCTAAGCGTTCTGAGCTTATGTCTGCTTATTTGGGAGCCTCTGTTAAAGCACCTACTGTATATCCTGGCATAACACTAGGATATTTAGATACTAAAACTGTTAAAACCGTAGAGGTTCCAAGGGTTGAGCTGCCTAAAGAATACCATCTTAGGCCCGTCAAGCTGCATAAAACACCGGAAGACGTATTGGAGACTTGTACTGAGCTATTAGCTGAAGTTGAGGTTAAAAGAGGCAATGTTGTATGGTTCTGCAATACCGTGGGTGGTGGTCAAGAGATTTATAAAGCATTAAAGGCTTTACAGCTTGAAAACAGCAAGATAGAAATAAACCTCTTCCACGCCCGGTTCCCAGGGGGGCAGAGGCACCTGACTGAAAAGCGGCTGCTTCAAAAATATGGACCACGCAGTAAGTGCAGGCCAGAGGCGTCCATACTCATAGCGACACAGGTTATAGAGCAGTCGCTAGATATCGACTTTGACTTTGCCATTATAGAGCTTTGCCCCATAGATCTTTTCCTCCAGCGGTTAGGACGATCTTGGAGGCATCCGGGCACTGACAGGCACGGGTGGGAGGGGGCAGAAATTCAGCTGGTTTATCCGCTGGGCTATGAAAATTCACCCTTCGGAGACAGCCAGCTTATTTATCCGGCGGTGCTTTTATTGAGATCCGCCTGCATACTGGCAAGCCTGAAAAAAATCGAGATTCCCAATGATATGCCTGAGCTTATCGAAGCCGTGTATGACATGAGAGAACTGCCCTTCGACGCTAATGCAAGGGCATGGCACCACTTATTCCTTGAGGAACAAGAATTCAAAGTTTATGAAAAAAGACAAAAAGCGCATAATGCAACCCTTCTAGATCCACTAGATCCACTAGATCCACCTCAGTGGTCAGTTGCCGATGACCCTGAAGGTCAAAATATTTTGCAAGTTTGCACGAGGGACGCACTGCCTTCGGTTTCTGTAGTGTGTGCTGAAGATTTGGGTGGTGGGTGTTTTTTGCTGCCGGACAAGCAAGGCTTTTTGACGATAAAGACACACATAGGCCCCTACCCCCCGTCACCTGAAGAGGTGCTTTCGCTTAGGCAAGCTACGATAAAAGTCGGAAGTCCCCGGTTCGTAACGGAATTCGAGGCTTCACTTGAGACCCCAGATTGCTGGCTGAAAAACTCGCACCTGAAAAGACATAAGTTGCTGCCTCTCACAGAGGGCCAGTACAGTACCCTCCGAAATGGAGTAGTAGATCTGGACCCAGAACTCGGGCTGTTTTGGCCCAAAAAAGGAAATTGAAAAAAAATGGCAAGTTTTAATCTAGTGTCCGATCCTTGGATCCCTGTTGTTCGCAAAGATGGTGTCTATGAGGTGCTTAGTCTACAGGGTGTTTTTGAGAGGGCTCCTGAAATCTACTGCGTTTGTGGTCGCAACCCTGTTGCTACGGTCTGTATACACAAGCTCCTGATAGCAGTGTCTCATTGCATTACAGAGGGCCCCCGGGATCAGGCTCATTGGCGGGAGCTGTGGCTAGCAGGCGGCTTTGAGATGGCTTCTGTGAGTACATACCTGAAAAAATGGTATGATCGTTTCGAGCTGTTAGACTCAGAGCACCCCTTCTATCAGACAGCGGGTTTTCACGTTCTGGAAAAAGTGGGAAAAGTGGGAAAAGAAAAAGTGGTCCAAAAGAAGGCTCCCAGCAGCCCAAACCATCTTTTTCTTGAGCAGGCTTCGGGACCAAACCCAACGCTTTTCAGCCATAAAGTGGATGACTCTGGTGAGACTATAGGTGGGGCAGAGGCCATCATGGGGCTGCTGGCACAGCACTCATATGGTCTTTGTGGTGGCAAGGGGCCCATGACGCAAACAGGGGTCAAGGCGAGTTATAATACTGATTCTCCCTCCGCAAGAAGTCTTTTTGTTTTGATTCTGGGTAGCAACCTTTATGAAACCTTGGTCTTGAATTTGATGTGCAAAGACCAATGGCCCGTGGCAGAAAGCCCACAAGGGGACGCCCCCGCTTGGGAACAGGAAACTCACTGGTACTCAGAAGAGCACCCCGAAAAACAGATCCGAGGCTATTTAGATTGGCTGACCTGGCAGCATAAGGCTATGCGTCTAACATATACGGAAGCCGGTGAAATCACAGGAGTTTATAAGGCCCAAGGGCCGCTTTTTGCTGATCACGGTTTCATAAGAAACCCTTATACTGCATACGCAGTTTGGCTGAGACCGGATCGAAAAACCAAAATCAAGGTACCCACTATATGTGCCTACCCGATAAATCCGAGCCGTGATCGGTGGCGGGACAGCCACGCCCTCCTCATCCGGGCGGATGATGATGTGACTTATGCCTATAATTCTCAGTTTGATGGCAGACCAAGCATATTCAGCCAGCTCACAAAGGTGTGGAAAAAACAATATGGAAGACTTCCGGAGCGCTGTTCTGTTTCTGGGATTGTGGCCACAGCAGGCAAAAATAAAATAATCTCATGGGTTCGTGATGAGTTTCCGGTACCCGTAGGCCTCCTCAGCAATGAATTTGCTGAGGAGGCCTTGCGTCAGTGTATGACACTGGCCTCTAAAATAGAAGGTGCTATGGAAAAAGCCCTTACAAAAATCAATGGCCGGAGCCAGAGACACTCATACTGGTCTAGGATCGCCCCTGAATTTTGGCACCTGCTTACTCTTTTGCCGGAATTAACGCAGTCTCAAATCGCACCTACTGTGCGGGGCTGGCTGACAATTTGCACGGTGGCGGCTGAGGACGCCTACGCCCTAGTTGACGAGCAAATTATAGGAGACGCAACCGCAGAAAATATAAAAACTTCAGTAATTTGTCGTGTCATGTTTGAATCCGGACTTTCAAAAGTTTGGGCTGCTTCGGGGGCAGCCTACCCGGGAAGACTGAAAAAATCCACCCCAAATAATGTGACTATTGACTTCATCAAGGCCTTGGAAAAGATGAGTCAGAGCTACGACAGCATAGAAAAAATGGTAGCTTTACGATCTGGGCTGTTGGTTTCTATGGGATCCAATAGACTTTTGGATTCGCTCATCCAGCCCCTACTAGGGAGCTTTCCGCCTGAGGCACACGCTGCCTGCTACCTAGCTGCCAGTCTTTTTGGACGGTTTCCTGAGAGCCCCCATAAGGGGAACATGGGCTCTACTTATAAGGCCCTAGCTGAAAAAACAGGATCAAACAACATTTTGTATCGGTTTGCCAGGCTCAGCGACACAACTTTTGAGAATCTGCAGCCCGAGCTGCTGGGAGGTTTGTCCTTGGCGGAAGCTCATGGGGTCAGTATTGATTTTAGGCAACTGCTTTGGGATTTAATTCGATGGGACGAAAATAGAATAGTCATGCGGGAATGGGCGATCAGCCTTTACTGCTGATAGAACTTTCCCCCGTAGGTGCGGGGGCGAGCCGTAAACCAAAAAAGGAGTGCGTTATGGAACGAAATCTAAGAATTGATGTACACATCATCCAAAACTTCGGCCCCGCCTGTCTAAATGCAGACGAGCTAAAGCAGGCCAAAACAGCTTATTTGGGGCGGTATTTGCGGGGCCGTATAAGCTCGCAGTGTCTGAAGGCTGCCATGAGAAAGATGATGCGACTGCTGCTGCCCTCCAAGATCACAAGTATTTCTACCAGGTGTGCACCGGAGATACTGTCTAAAACCCTGATAGATCTTGGCTGCGAACCAGATCTAGTGGCACTGATTGTGCCTCTGGCTCTAACTGCAATTGATGTGGGGCTGAACCCGGAAACCGGCAGAACGGAAACACAGATGTCACTGGCCCGGGAGTCCCTTCAGCTCGGAGCTGCAAAGATCATAGAGCTGTGGCCACTTTTCTCAGAAATGGCGTCTGCCCTAGACGCTAAACTCAAAAAACCACTTAAGAAGCCCCTGAAGAAATCAGAGGTGAAAGCACACCTATCGGCTATATATAAAAGTGTACTTGGCGATAACAAAAAAGACCTTGCCAAGCAACTGGGTGTCATATTGGATCCTGCCGCTGCCTTTGAAATCGCCATGTTTGGCAGGTTTATTGCTTCTGCCCCTGAGAATAACATTGAACGTGCTTTTTGTATGGCTAATGCACTAAGCACACATGAAGTTCAGCCTGAGCAGGATTACTTTGCAGCTATTGACGAATTTGACCCCAAAGGGGGTGCTTCAATGCTAGCTAATCAATCATATAACGCAAGCTGCTACTACATGAATGGCTTTGTGGACATACCAGCACTGTCCCATAACATGTACGAACGCCGTAATTTTAAGGAAGACCTCAATGCTATCAGCATGGTGTTAGATGCTTTTATAAGGGTTATTTCCTCCATCCAGCTGCAGACAAAACAAACTGTTTTTGCAGCATATACCCGACCGGCATATGTATCTGTTATATTGCGAGAAATATCAGACAAACCAGTTGATTTTTCAGAAGCTTTCGTAAAGCCTATAACAGTGGATCCGAAAAACCCTGAGAACATCGTATTAAAATCCATAAACGCTTTGAAAGAGTTTCGTGGGAGCCAGAATCGTGTCTATGGTGAAGAAGGCATAGTAATGGAGCGAGAAATAAACATTTATGATCCCAGCACCATCTCCCTAGAAACCCTGATTTCTGACATACTAGCTGCTGTCAAGCAGGAGGTTTAGGATATTATGGCCAGCACTTTATTACTATGTTTTGCAGGACCTCTCCAGTCCTGGGGGTCACGAAGTAGTTTTTCCCACCGAGAAACTGACTCCGAGCCTACCAGGAGTGGGGTGATCGGTATGCTTGCCTTGGCTCTGGGACAGAAAAGCAATGTTGACCAGTCCCTTTTCACAGGGCTGAAAATGGGAGTTCGGGTGGACCAGGAGGGGACTACCCTCACCGATTACCATACTACAAGAAACGTCTACAAAGCAGATGGATCTAGATCAACTAAACAAGTATGCACACTTTCCTATAGAGACTACCTTTGTGATGCTGTCTTTCTAGTAGGCTTAGAATCTGATAATACTGCCCTAATAGACAGGCTCTTTGCAGCTGTTGAGCATCCTCATAGAACCTTAACACTTGGCCGCTATTGCTGCGTAAATTCACGCAAGATAGCAATAGAGGTAGTTGAAAAGCCGGTACTTCAAGCCCTACTACAGCACCCACCTTTAACGGAAGCAGAGGAAGATGCTCAGTACAGATTCATAATGGAAACTGCCCCAGGACAGGGCACAGAACGTCAAGACGTACCCATCTCTTTTGAAAAGCGGCTTTTTATTCCAAGATGGGTCACAAATCAATACTATAAACTGGAGGTTTAATTATGTTATATCTATCAAATCTAACAGGTCCTAAAGATCACCCCCTGCTGCAAAATATTTATAGACTACACCAGGTTATAGAAGCAGGTTTTGATGGCCTGACTAAAGCCGAAAAAGGGAGGACCCTATTCCGTATAGAGCCGCCACATGGTGAGCTGATTTCTGTTCTGGTGCAAAGTTCTGGGGCACCTCTTTGGGGTGGAAAGTGTGTGGGAAACCGGCTACGCGACTTTGAGACGCGGGTAAAACGCTGGCAGCCAAAATTCACAGTGGATCTGAATCTGGGCTTTAGGCTGCGGGGCTGTTTCAGGAAAACATTCTATGGACGCGAGTGCTATAGAACGCAACGAGATGATATATTTGATCGTTTTGCACGCAAAATAGAGACATCAGCAAATCTATTGGATATTGGTCTGAAAGAACGTAGGGATGTTGAAATAATAAAAAGAGACTATCAGATCAAATTCCCAACCTTCACACTAGAAGGAAGACTATCTGTCCTTGATCCTGAGAACCTTGTACAAACAGTGACGAGGGGTCTGGGTGACGAGAAGGCTTTTGGGTGTGGCTTGTTGTCTTTACGGTTTTAAAGTTTTTAAGTTTGCTCTTTGACAATTAACCTTGTTGTACCTGCCAATGCAGGGGTGAACCGTGGCGGTTAAGCAGGAAATGGGAGTGTGCCCCGCGCGTGCGGGGGTGAACCG